TTACTTGTCAAAAATGGCTATTGCATCGTGTTTTTTCTGAGTATATAAATGGCTGTAAGTGCCCATCGTTTCAGTGATTTGAGCATGTCTCATAAGTGACTGTAAAACGAAAATATCTACACCATTATTTGCAAGATAAGATGCATAAGAATGTCTTAACGCGTGAATGTTATAATGGGGGAAAGCTTTTTGGAATTTCTTTTGAACATGACTGTAATGTTTGGGAGCCATTCCTCCGAAAATAAAATAACTACGTTCATCAAAATATTTGTTTAACTCTTTTTCACGTTGGTGTCGTTCAGTTAACATTGTATTGATGAATTTAGGTAAAGGAACAATATCCTCTGAACTATCTGTTTTTGGTCTCGGATATATAGTTCTATTAGAGATGTCCATTGTTTTATTTATGGATATCTCTTTTTTATATTTATTGTAGTCTGTCCAAACAAGCGCCATAGCTTCGCCAATCCTTAAACCTGTATAAAACATTAATGTAAATAACTCTCTGTAATCTTGATCTTCAATGTCTTTGATTCTTTCTTCAAATTCTTCACGCATCATAAACTTAGGTTTTGGCTTTACACGCGGAATAGGTTTAATTGATATTGTTGGATCTGTACGTAATCCAAAGTATTTTTTAGCATAATTAATTACAACTTTAAAACCTGACCAAATTGTACGAGCAGAATTTGTTGATGCTACATTCTCTATTAGATATTTACGAAACTCTTGGCATTGATTTTGTGTTATCTTATTCATTTTTATGTGCCCGAACTTAGCTTTAAAGTGTTTATGATATTCATTTTGTTTGCGTCGTTTTGTTTTAGGTCTCAAATCGCTATTTTCTAAGTAGTGATGAAAAACATAATCAAATGTTTTCGAATCACTATATCCTTCGTTTACGTCATTCAAAAAAATAGCCTCTGCTCTCTTAGCTTCACGCTTAGTTGAAAAACCGCGTTGCATCTTACGTTTGTTATTACCGTATACATCTTTATATCTAATGGAAAAATACCATTTACCTGTATTATCATCCTTATATACTGGCATTTTGCTTCTCCCTCCTCAAAATTGGCAAAAAATAATAAGGGTAGGCGGGCTACCCGAAATTTAGTACTAGGTACTAAATGTGATATAATAAAATAAAAAGTAGGTGATGTTATGACATTTAAAAACAATCATAATTTCAATGAATTAGTTTTAACGAATGAAGACATTAGAATTTTAAAAAATGTCTTAGAAGATGCAGTCAGTGTTTATGATGAATATTCGGTATGTAATGAAGAATCCGATTTTGCTTACTGTTTATTAAGAGACTTATATACATTAGACAGCTTAGCTATTTCGTCAAATAATGTTTGAATTATCGAATTGTACTCTTCGATTTTAATACCATGCATAATAGAGTTTCTGTGTTCAATAGCAGCTTTGACTGAATGTTTTAAATGTTCTTCTATTAAATCGTTGTTTTCCATTTCGTTTAAAAATGTTCTTATATTCCTCTTGTAATCAGGTGTTTGTTTAATTATATCTTTATCAAACTTGTTCAATATCAGCCTACACATTAGTTCTAGCGCTCTACCTAAAAGTAGTGATGTAGCTAGCCTTTTTTCAGACATAAAGCAATCATAAGCTTCAACTATATGAGTTTCAAAATCCTTGTCATTAACTGTTTCTAATAATTGAGTGTATTTTCTTAAAGAAGCCGGTAAATCATTTGCGTTTTCTAACAAAGAATTAGGTGTTCGATAAATTTTTGTAGATTTATCTGATAAATATAAGTCAGAATGAGTTTCAAAATAATAATGCGCAATTGCATCGTCGTTGTATATACTAGCTAAATCGCTCAAGTTAAACATTTGAAAATCATGTATGACTTTTTCGAAAATGAAAGTACTTTTTATATATTCACTTAACTTCTCGAAAGATCTTTCTGTTCTTTTTAAAACATCATCTACAGAAATATTTATTTTCTTCGCTTGCATGCCTTCTGACCCACCGTGAATATAAATTAAACCTCTGTAAAAACTGATATTCAAATCTGCGTAGCTATATTTTATACCGGAATAAAAGGGGAAGTATCCAGTATTTTTATCTATTACATCACCAAAAAATATATCCACTAATTCTTTATATTTTTTTGTGAAGTTCATTCATTCTTTTTTCTATATCGTTATATCTCCATAAGTATTGTTTCTCTTCCATCCCTCATCCTCCTCACGCCACACAAGCGCTATTAATCAATATCCAATAATTGTTGTTTTTTCTTATCGAACTCTTCCTGAGAAATTACTCCGACATCTAATAATTCTTTATATTTTATTAATTCATCAGCAACAGAAAAACTCATTTTTTCAGAATTGGATGGTTTCATAGAACTTTCTCGAATAGAGATTTGTTCTTGTATTGTTTCCGCCATTCTAGATACAGTGTTTTTTGATATGCTTCCTATAGCGATACTTGATGAACCGTGATGTATAATTATTTCGCCAAAAAGAAGTCCTTTTTTATACGAAACAGAATTGATTTTCTCGAATGGAAATTCATGAAATTTCAAACCATATATCATACCTTTATCTAAGAATAACAATCTTAGATCAGTACATACTATTAAGTAGGTATTATTATTGTACAATCCCGAAGTTACATACATTATGTTTTCATTATCTTTTAAAATCATAGGTAGTTCTTTCACTTCTTTTTTTTGTACCAAACAAATCCTCTACACCTATTTCGCTAAATCTTTGGTAGATTTTAGATAAGTTTTCGTCAGATTTATTGATTTCACTTTCAAATTTCACTTCTTTTCTAGGTTTACTTTGGTATTCTTTTAAAATTTCTCTTTTGTCTTCAACAGATAGTTGCTTGTATTGTTTCTTTTCTTCTTTTGTTTTAGTTGCTAAATATTGACTCTCAATCATACTTTCTTTGAACGTTAATCTGCTCTTAGGTAATTCTTTCATGTTCATTTCTCCTTTATTTTTTGATTGTTAAATCGTTAGATCATAAGCATATTTAAATTCATTTATAAAATCAGATTTGCTTTCCATTTTCTCTTCTAAAAAACTTAAGTAGTTTTCTGCGTGGTAATTTTCGTTATTTGACATATAGTCGTTTAACCCATTGTGTATATGTCTTCTGATTACTTTTACCGCTATATGGATCGCTTGAAAACTCATTTGATACTTGTACGAAATTTGCTCAATATTAAAGTTGTTTATATATTTGTATCTTATATGTAAAGGAAACAATAAACATGAAGCAAATGAGTTTGCTTCATATTCTTCAGCAATCCTTCTATAATAATCTTTATATGTGAATGTTTTATTTAAATTAACTCCAGTATGTCCCATTATAAAATGACCATATTCATGAGCTAAAGTAAATCTTAGACGATTCATAGGCAGTAAATCGTTATAAACTATAATCGCTTTGTCTCCTTTTCTAATATGAAACGCTTCTTCTGAACCGAAAATAGAAGGTATTTTAAAATATAAAGTGCCAGTATTCTGAGAAAATTCAGAGAAAGTCACTAATTTAATACGTTTATCTTTTGAGATAATTTCAAATATATCTAAAGGAAAAGATAAGTTATATAGACCATTTGTGATCTCGTAAACTGCTTTCGCAGATTTAAAAAAAAGATTTTTCATAATTTAATTTCAATTAAAAAGCCCCTTTGTTACTTAGTTAAATCATCCCAATCATCAAACATTGCTTCTAATATAGTCAAAGCTTTTTGCCTTTGTGCCTCCGTCATATTTTCTGTAGCTCGATGCATAATAAGAATATCTTCACTTTTATCTTCTCCAGAGTACTCATCTTTTTCTCTACCTAATAAGTAATCAACTGATACATCGAAGTGATCGGCAATTTTTTGCACCTTATCAATGCCTGGTTTGGTTTTCTCCCATCTTCTGATTTGTCCGTTTGAAAACCCTAAAGTTCTCTCTAATTCAGCAAAAGTCATACCTTTTGAATTGCACAAATTACGGATTCTTTGTACTAGATTCATAAATTTCTCCTATCACAGATTAACTTTTTCGCTATTTTTGTTGACAATTAGCATAAAAGTTAATATACTGTATTTAAGCTTTAAATTTAGCTTACTAAACACATAATAATTATTCGTTGGGGAACGAGTATTCAATACCTTTATGACAGGTATTACGAATTGTTATAGGTTTATTAAACTATGCTTAAATATTAGCATAAAAGTTATTGGTGTTCAACAGATAATTTATTTGCTTAGAAAAAATGTTATAGGAGGTGCTAATATGTCGACAACAGATTTCGGCTTGAAAGTGAGAACGGAATTATTAAAACGCAACATGACAAACAAGCAACTTGCGGAAATGCTAGAAATTTCAAGTGCTTACTTATCGGATATTTTACGTGGACGTAGAGATGCTTTTGAACAAAAGAAACGTATTGCGAAAATTTTAGAAATTAAAGAAGAGGTGAAGAGTTAATGAATGAAATTAAAACTTTCAGTAACGACATGTTTTCAATCTTAATCAAACAAGATAATGAAAATAATTTATTCGATTTAGAAACTGTCGCAAAAAGTTTGGGGTTCACTCAGTTTAAAAACGGCAAACAATATATTCGTTGGGAAACTATCAATAAATATTTAGGTAAATATCTTTCCCAAGAAGTTGGGAAAGGCGATTTCATACCAGAACCAATGGTATATAAGTTGGCTTTCAAAGCAGGTAATGCTGTAGCAGAAAAATTTCAAGATTGGTTGGCGATGGAAGTCCTACCAGCTATTCGCAAACACGGTATCTACGCAACAGACAATGTAATTGAACAAACATTAAAAGATCCAGACTACATCATTACAGTGTTGACTGAGTATAAGAAAGAAAAAGAGCAAAACTTACTATTACAACAAGAAATCGGAGAGCTAAAACCCAAAGCAGACTATGTAGATGAAATCTTAAAGTCAACTGGCACATTAGCCACAACTCAAATCGCGGCAGACTACGGTATATCAGCACAAAAGTTAAACAAACTACTACACGAAGCTAGACTACAACGAAAAGTAAATAAACAGTGGGTGCTTTACTCAGAACACATGGGCAAGAGTTACACAGATTCAGACACTATAACAATTATGCGTTCTGATGGCAGAGAAGACACAGTTTTACAAACTAGATGGACACAAAAAGGCAGATTGAAAATACATGAAATCATGACTGAATTTGGTTATGAAGCTAATTTAGGGGGAGCGTAAATGACACCAGAACAAAAAGAAAAGCTAAACAATATAGTATTAACACTTTATGCAGTTAAAGAAAACAAAAGTCAAACATACACACACAAAGATACTCTTACTGTGACATATGCAGGCGAGATTGAGCACACTTACGAAGTCGACAGAGAGAAACACCTTGAATCAATGATTGAGTGGGCAATTGACCAAATCGAACAGCACTTTGATTTAGACGAAGAAGAATAACACACAATTGAACAAACAACTTAATAGGAGGAATTACAAATGAACGCACTATACAAAACAACCCTCCTCACCACAATGGCAGTTGTGACGTGGAAGGTTTGGAAGATTGAACGAAATACGAGAAAGCCTGTAATCAATCGGAATGATTTTAGTAAAGAGTCTACAGCAGAAACGATTGAGCGACACAGTGATCCTGATTCAGGAATAAAACTACTTAAGGCATTTTCCGACTTCACTAAACAAGCTGAAAAGCAAAAACCTACACTAGGAGAAGTTTATAGACGGAACAAACCTGAATTACCAACCGTTACTTTAGACGAAAACGGACTGTTTATAAATGATTTTAGGGTGCCTTATGTACTTGAGGAAGGGGTTAACGTAAAGAAATCTATGAACAACCTATATAAGGTCAGTTTGGACTTTTTCGCTAAAAGTATTATTGCAGATAATTACGAAGCAGATAACCCAGAGAATCAACAGTTATTTTAAAGGAGGAAAAGATATGATGAAAAATAGTTTGCAAGCTAAAGAACTTGCGGTAATTTTATCTGTTTCTAAATCCAAAGCAGGACAAATAATAAGAGAACTGAATAAAGAGCTTGAAGATGAAGGATACATTGCGATACGAGGCAGAATACCAGTCCAATTAGCTAGGAAAAAATTCCCTTATCACGACTTATCAGACCAGAGAATAATGGAGGAGTTGAAAAAAGAAAATGAGTAACATTTATAAAAGCTACCTAGTAGCAATACTATGCTTCACAGTCTTAGCAATTGTGCTTATGCCATTGCTGTACTTCACTACAGCATGGTCAATCGCGGGATTCGCAAGTATAGCGACATTCATATTTTATAAGGAATACTTTTATGGAGAATAAAAAAACTGCTACTTGCGCCAACAAGTAACAGTATCAAGCACTTAAGAAAAATTTCAAGTTAAATATAAAACGAAAAACGGAGGAAGTCAAGATGTATTACGAAATAGGCGAAATCATACGCAAAAATATTCATGTTAACGGATTCGATTTTAAGCTATTAATTTTAAAAGGTCATATGGGCATATCAATACAAGTTAAAGATATGAACAACATACCAATTAAACATGCTTATGTCGTAGATGAGAATGACTTAGATATGGCATCAGACTTATTCAACCAAGCAATAGATGAATGGATTGAAGAGAACACAGACGAACAGGACAGACTAATTAACTTAGTCATGAGATGGTAGGAGGTCGCTATGAAGCAGACTGTAACTTATATCATTCGTCATAGGGATATGCCAATTTATATAACTAACAAACCAACCGATAACAATTCAGATATTAGTTACTCCACAAATAGAAATAGAGCTAGGGAGTTTAACGGTATGGAAGAAGCGAGTATCAATATGGATTATCACAAAGCAATCAAGAAAACAGTGACAGAAACTATTGAGTACGAGGAGGTAGAACATGACTGAACAAACTAATCAAGATGTCGATATTTTAACGCAACTAGGTGTAAAAGACATCAGCAAACAAAATGCAAACAAGTTTTATAAATTTGCGATATACGGCAAGTTCGGTACTGGTAAAACTACGTTTTTAACAAAAGATAACAATGCCTTAGTACTAGATATAAATGAGGACGGAACAACGGTAACAGAAGATGGGGCAGTTGTGCAGATTAAGAATTATAAGCATTTTAGTGCAGTGATTAAAATGCTGCCTAAAATTATTGAACAACTAAGAGAAAACGGAAAACAAATTGATGTTGTAGTGATTGAAACAATCCAAAAGTTAAGTGATATCACTATGGACGACATCATGGACGGTAAATCAAAGAAACCGACATTTAATGATTGGGGCGAGTGTGCTACACGCATTGTAAGTATTTATCGTTATATTTCTAAATTACAAGAACATTATCAATTTCATCTTGCTATAAGCGGGCACGAGGGCATTAACAAAGACAAAGATGATGAGGGAAGTACTATCAATCCAACAATCACGATAGAGGCACAAGACCAAATAAAAAAAAGCGGTCATCAGTCAATCTGACGTGTTAGCAAGAATGACAATAGAAGAACATGAGCAAGACGGCGAAAAAAACTTATCAATATGTACTTAACGCTGAACCATCAAATTTATTCGAGACAAAGATAAGACACTCAAGCAACATCAAAATTAACAACAAACGTTTCATTAATCCAAGTATTAACGATGTTGTACAAGCAATTAGAAATGGTAATTAAAAATTAATTAAAAGGACGGTATAAAAATTATGAAAATCACTGGTAGAACACAATACATTCAAGAAACTAATCAAGAGGCATTCATGAAAGGTGGGGACTTTTTAGGAGCTGGAGAATTTACAGTAAAAGTTGCAAATGTCGAGTTTAACGACAGAGAAAACAGATACTTCACGATTGTTTTTGAAAACAACGAAGGTAAACAATACAAACACAACCAATTCGTCCCACCATTCCAACAAGATTATCAAGAAAAACAATATATCGAGTTACTTAGTAGATTAGGAATTAAATTGAACTTACCAGATTTAACTTTTGACACAGATCAATTAATTAACAAAATCGGAACTATTGTACTTAAAAATAAATTTAACGAGGAACAAGGCAAGTATTTTGTAAGACTCTCATATGTAAAAGTTTGGAATAAAGACGATGAAGTAGTTAATAAACCAGAACCTAAAACTGATGAGATGAAACAAAAAGAACAGCAAGCAAATGGGAAACAGACGCCAATGAGTCAACAATCAAACCCATTCGCTAATGCTAATGGTCCAATAGAAATCAATGATGATGATTTACCGTTCTAGGACGTGGTTTAAATGCAATACATTACAAGATACCAGAAAGACAATGACGGTACTTATTCCGTCGTTGCTACTGGTGTTGAACTTGAACAAAGTCACATTGACTTACTAGAAAACGGATATCCACTAAAAGCAGAAGTAGAGGTTCCGGACAATAAAAAAACTATCTATAGAACAACGCAAAAAAAATATTCGCAATGTGTAGAGATATAGAACTTCACTGGGGCGAACCAGTAGAATCAACTAGAAAATTATTACAAACAGAATTGGAAATTATGAAAGGTTATGAAGAAATCAGTCTGCGCGACTGTTCTATGAAAGTTGCAAGGGAGTTAATAGAACTGATTATAGCGTTTATGTTTCATCATCAAATACCTATGAGTGTAGAAACGAGTAAGTTGTTAAGCGAAGATAAAGCGTTATTATATTGGGCTACAATCAACCGCAACTGTGTAATATGCGGAAAGCCTCACGCAGACCTGGCACATTATGAAGCAGTCGGCAGAGGCATGAACAGAAACAAAATGAACCACTATGACAAACATGTATTAGCGTTATGTCGCGAACATCACAACGAGCAACATGCGATTGGCGTTAAGTCGTTTGATGATAAATACCACTTGCATGACTCGTGGATAAAAGTTGATGAGAGGCTCAATAAAATGCTGAAAGGAGAGAAAAAGGAATGAATAGACTAAGAATAATAAAAATAGCACTCCTAATCGTCATCTTGGCGGAAGAGATTAGAAGCGCTAAAAAAATTAAAAAAATTTACCCCTGAGGATTCTAAAGGTTTTCCTGATATAACAAAAGATTCAATAAAAGAACCTAAATAAAAATATTATGGTTGATAAAATCCCATTGTTCTTTTGTTAACCACCCTTGTTTGTTATTGACTATTTCTGTAACAAACAGCTTATCTCCAGAATCGAGATAAGGTTTCAACTTTTCTATCATTTCTGAAGTTGATAAAGAAGAACGGAATAAAAATGAAGATTTCCAATAATTGCAATGACCATTAGAAATTTCCTTTTTTATAACATTTCTCAATTCCTCATATTTTTGTCCGGGTGAGTTTAAATCATATGTTAACATATAAGGTTTTTCCATATTTTATTCACCCCCAATCTAACGCAGTAGCGATAACAAAATTATACCAGAAAGGAGAATCAATATGACTGATCAACCAAGTTACTACTCAATAATTACGGAAAATGTTAGAGAGGAAGAGTGTCAATGAGCAAGCCGAAATGGAACAGTGCTAAAAAAAAGAAAAATCAAAAAACGAATTAACGCAAGGAATTTATAAGTGTGTTATGTGTTCGAATATTTTCGATAGTGTAGATTGTTTGCAAATAGAGCATAAAATACCAATTTCAAAAGGTGGTACAAATGAAATGTCAAATTTAACTGTACTTTGCCAAAAGTGTAATTGTAGCAGAAAGAATAGAGTTGGAAATGAACATTTAAAAAAATATTCTTAAAAACATCGAAAAAGAGATGGATAAAATAAACATTGATTTACTCGCTTACGAAAAAGAAATTGGAACTCTCGATAATAGAGATATTTCAGAAATAATTAATGAACTAGAAAGTATATATACAGATTTCCATAATACGTTGGTTGGAGAAGTTTTAAATGTCTAAAGATAAAATCAAAAATTCCATTACTGGTTACGGTCTTGTTTTTAAGCGAGTGATGAAAGACACAACGATAAGTATTGAAGCAAAGGCGTTGTACAGTTACTTATCTTCATATGCTGGTGTAGATGAAACAGCTTTTCCAAGTGTAGATCTAATAAAGCATGAATTAGCCATAGGTAAGCAACGGTATCAAAGAGCAAGAAAAGAGTTAGAAACAGCAGGGTATTTACAAGTTGACAGAAAACAAAACGGTAATATCTATGGAAGTAATTTATACACAATTTACCACAGTCCTCGATGGGTTGATTCTCGACCGGTCGAAATTCAATCGGTTGAAATTCAATCGCTCGACAACCAGCCCACTACAATTAACAGTATTACAAATAACAATTATACAAATAACAATAAGACAATTAATAATAGCGCAACTGACGTTACGCATGAGCAATTTGAGGAATGGTGGAAACTTTACGACAAGAAGAAAGATAAGAAAATATCTTTTACTAAATTCAAATCATGCTTAAAGAAACATTCTTTTGAACAAATCATGCAAGGTACTCGTGAGTATTTAAAAACTATTACAGACAAACAATATCAAAAGTACCCTAAAACGTTCTTAACTAACGAAAGCTATATGAATGATTATAGCGAAGAGATTAAAGAAACTGGCATAGATCAATTGGAACGCATGAAGTACGACGAAAGTTATTGGGACTAGGAGGATGTTATGAAACCGTTATTCAACGAAAAAATAAACGAAAGTTTAAAAAAAGTATCAACCAATCGAAGTAATACTAAGACAGAATTGCGATAAATGTGGGCGTCAATATGACTTATATAAGTTTGAAAATGGATATGAATACAAAGACGGTTGCGAATGTGAAATTCAAAGATTGGCTTATGAAGAATACAAAAGGAATAAACAAAAGAAACTTGATTATATTTTCAATCAATCAAATGTTAATCCGTCTTTAAGAGATGCAACAGTTAACAACTATAAGCCACAAAATGAAAAACAAGTACAAGCTAAACAAACAGCAATAGAGTATGTACAAGGCTTCTCTACAAAAGAACCGAAATCATTAATATTGCAAGGTTCATACGGAACTGGTAAAAGCCACCTAGCATACGCTATCGCAAAAGCAGTTAAAGCTAAAGGACATACGGTTGCTTTTATGCATATACCAATGTTAATGGATCGTATCAAAGCAACATACAACAAAAATGCAGTTGAGACTACAGATGAGTTAGTCAGATTGTTAAGCGATATTGATTTACTTGTACTAGATGATATGGGTGTAGAGAACACAGAACACACTTTAAACAAACTTTTCAGCATTGTTGATAACAGAGTAGGTAAAAACAACATCTTTACAACTAACTTTAGTGATAAAGAACTAAATCAAAATATGAACTGGCAACGTATAAATTCGAGAATGAAAAAAAGAGCAAGAAAAGTAAGAGTAATCGGAGACGATTTCAGGGAGCGAGATGCGTGGTAATCACAAAACAAAATATAAAAGAAATATTACATTGTAGAGATGTATATGCTCAAAAGATGATTGATTTTGCAAACGGAGACCAAGAGAAACTTAAAAAACTTATTGATGATAAGTTGAAAGAAAAAGAAGAAAGACCCGCAATCGTCGAATATTAAGGAGTGTTAAAAATGCCGAAAGAAAAATATTACTTATACCGAGAAGATGGCACGGAAGATATTAAGGTCATCAAACATGAAGATAACGAGAATGAAGTTTATTCGCTCACAGGAGCCCATTTCAGCGACGAAAAGAAAATTATGACTGATAGTGACCTAAAACGATTTAAAGGCGCTCACGGACTTCTATATGAGCAAGAGCTAGGTTTACAAGCAACGATATTTGATATTTAGAGGTGGCGCAATGAGTAAATACAATGCTAAGAAAGTTGAGTACAAAGGAATTGTATTTGATAGCAAAGTAGAGTGTGAATATTACCAATATTTAGAAAGTAATATGAATGGCACTAATTATGATCATATCGAAATACAACCGAAATTCGAATTATTACCAAAACTAGATAAACAACGAAAGATTGAATATATTGCAGACTTCGCGTTATATCTCGATGACAAACTGATTGAAGTTATCGACATTAAAGGTATGCCAACCGAAGTAGCAAAACTTAAAGCTAAGATTTTCAGACATAAATACAGAAACATAAAACTCAATTGGATATGTAAAGCACCTAAGTACACAGGCAAAACATGGATTACTTACGAGGAATTAATTAAAGCAAGACGAGAACGCAAAAGAGAAATGAAGTGATCTAATGCAACAACAAGCATATATAAACGCAACGATTGATATAAGAATACCTACAGAAGTTGAATATAAGCATTTTGGTGATGTGGATAAAGAAAAAGAAACGCTGGCAGATTACTTATATAACAATCCTAACGAAATACTAGAGTATGACAATTTAAAAATTAGAAATGTAAATGTAGAGGTGGAATAAATGGCGAAAACAGCAAGAATTGTAAGGATACACGATAAACCTTATAGGTTCAGTAAATTTGAAATGGAATTAATTGAAAGTCACGGTATAACACCCGGAATGGTTTCTAAAAGAGTAAAGGACGGTTGGGAACTACATGAAGCAATGGACGCACCAGAAGGCATGCGTTTAAGCGAGTACAGAGAAAAGGAAACAATAGAAAGACTGGAACAAGCTAGACTCGAACGTAAATTGGAAAGACAGCGAAAGAAAGAGGCAGAGCTAAGAAGAAAGAAGCCACATTTATTTAATGTGCCTCAAAAACATTCACGTGATCCGTACTGGTTTGATACTACTTATAACCAAATGTTTAAGAAATGGCAGGAAGTATAAATGCCTAAAACCGATAGCGCACGCAAAGAATACTTAAACCAATTTTTCGGATCTAAGAGATATCTGTATCAGGATAACGAACGAGTGGCACATATCCATGTAGCAAATGGCACTTATTACTTTCATGGGCATATCGTACCAGGTTGGCAAGGCGTGAAAAAGACATTTGATACAGCTGAAGAGCTTGAAACATATATAAAGCAACAGGATTTGGAATATGAGGAACAGAAGCAACTAACTTTATTTTAGAGGAGGTTATGAAAGTGAACTATGAAACAGGATTCCAAATAGGCGTAATGGAAGCTAGGTTGAAGAAGATGAGAAAACAACGTGATGAGTACAAGAAGCAACGTGACGAGCTTATTGGGGATATAGCTAAGTTAAGAGAGCGTAACGAAGAGCTGGAGAACATGTGGCGCACAGTCAAAAATGAATTGCTTGGAAGATACGAACATTACTGTTTTAAATTTAGAGAACTACACCCTGAGAGCAAAGCGAACAGGATAGGAGCTCTCTATATAGGAGGTAAAAGCACTGCAGATATTATAATGTCGCGAATGGAAGAACTAGACGGAACAAATGAGTTCTACGAATTTTTAGGGCAAATGGAGGAAGACACAAATGAATAACCGTGAACAAATAGAACAATCCGTTATAAGTGCTAGTGCGTATAACGGCAATGACACAGAGGGATTACTAAAAGAGATTGAGGACGTGTATAAGAAAGCACAAGCGTTTGATGAAATACTTGAGGGTTTACCTAATGCTATGCAAGATGCACTCAAAGAAGATATTGGTCTTGATGAAGCAGTAGGGATTATGACGGGGCAAGTGGTCTATAAATATGAGGAGGAGCAGGAAAATGACTAACACATTACAAGTAAAACTATTATCAGAAAATGCTAGAATGCCCGAACGAAATCATAAGACGGATGCAGGTTATGACATATTCTCAGCTGAAACTGTCGTACTTGAGCCACAAGAAAAGGCAGTGATCAAAACAGATGTAGCTGTAAGCATACCAGAGGGCTATGTCGGACTATTAACTAGCCGTAGTGGTGTAAGTAGTAAAACGCATTTAGTGATTGAAACAGGCAAGATAGACGCGGGATATCATGGTAATTTGGGGATTAATATCAAGAATGATGCACAAGTATATTTAACAACTAACGAACAGTGTTTTGATATACAAGGAGAAATGGAAAATTCTTTTGTAAATAATGCTAAGAAAAAACCTTTTACTATAAATGATTATTACGAAATATATAAAGGCGACAAACTAGCTCAATTGGTTATCGTGCCTATATGGACACCTGAACTAAAGCAAGTGGAGGAATTCGAGAGTGTTTCAGAACGTGGAGCAAAAGGCTTCGGAAGTAGCGGAGTGTAAAGACATCTTAGATCGAGTCAAGGAGGTTTTGGGGAAGTGACGCAATACTTAGTCACAACATTCAAAGATTCAACAGGACGCAAGCATACACACATAACTCGAGCTAAAAGCAATCAAAGGTTTACAGTTGTTGAGGCAGAGAGTAAAGAAGAAGCGAAAGAGAAATATGAGTCACAAAATACACCTATTGTTTACTACACTAATAATTCTAAAGTGACCTTATTCGAAAGACCTAGTGAAGAAGTATTAGGTTCTTTGTTCGAAAAGAAATAAAATCATTAAAGAGGGGAGATAATAATGTTTAATACACCTAAAATGAAATTACCAGAAAAGCACACCGAGGTATTTAAGACGTATAAAAATGGAACGCCAGAAGAAAAAGCTGAGATTGAAGGCTGTTTTATTAAAACTGTTAAAGATGAAGATAGTGAATTTTACAGCCCTATGTTAGCCAGTCTAAATGAACAACAGTTAAAGAGTATGTTGAGACAGGTACTTTTTTTGATTGATACAGGAGATGACAATGATGATTAAACAAATATTAAGACTAATATTCTTACTAGCAATGTATGAGCTAGGTAAGTATGTAACGGAGCAAGTATATATTATGATGACGGCTAATGATGATGTAGAGGTGCCGAGTGATTACGTCTTTCGAGCGGAGGTAAGTGAGTGATGTGGATTACTATGACTATTGTATTTGCTATATTGCTATTAGTTTGTATCAGTATTAATAGTGATCGTGCAAGAGAGATACAAGCACTCAGATATATGAATGATTATCTACTTGATGAAGTAGTTAAAACTAAAGGATACAACGGGTTAGAAGAATACAGGATTGAATTGAAGCGAATAAATAACGATATTAAAAAGTAATTTATATTATCGGAGGTATTGCATGTATAACAGGAAAGAAATACGTGAAATGATAGATAACTACAAGTGGATGAAGAACATAATAGACAGTAAAGTCTACGATAACGAAAGTACATCAATTGCACAATATGGTTATCAATCTGCGATGCCAAAAGCTAAAGGCACGACTAGCAATAAAGTGTTAGTGAAAGTTATAAACAAAAACAAAGCGCTTAGAAAGTACGATTACTTGATTAAGAAGATAGCGTTCATTGATGAATATGAAGAATACATCACGAATGAAAAAGATTATCATATTTTACAAATGTTAAAACAACGAGAAAGCCATAATAGGATCATGAGCATTCTTGATATAGGCAGAGACAATTTTTATTCTAGAGTAAAAGATATAGTAAATATACTTTATAACTTGCAACAAGAAACCGACAGTTCGGACACATCGTACAGTTCGGACACATCGTACAGTTCGGACACATCGTACAGTTCGGACACATCGTACAGTTCGGACACATCGTACAGTTCGGACTAATTTTGATGCTACATATTGTTTTTTTATTATAATTGCTGTGTAGCAAAACATTTATATTTCTTTTGAACTCTCACATTAAGTGAGGGTTTTTATTTTTATAAACAAGAGGTGGAGAATGGAGATATCAAAGTACCAAGAGATAGCTACACGTACACACAATGATGAATTGAATTTAAATGAATCTATTACTTGTTACGGCTTAGGTTTAACTCAATCTACAGGCAATGTTACAGATCTAATTAAACAGCATATGTTTTGTAATGTACCGATAGATAAAGGAATTATGATAAATGAACTTAGCGAAGCATTGTGGAATATAGCTAATCTTACTAACGTGTTAGGTATTAACTTGGATGAGATAGCTGGTCATAGTGTTAACACTATCTTGATGAATAAACCTAATCAGACTATCAATTTAGACAATGGTATAAAACAAGGAGACAAAGTATTGTTTCAAGGTAGTAAGTATCTTGTTGATGGATCGATAGGAAACTTATTGTTAATTAGCAATGATAAAGATGATAGACAAGTAACTGTGCAAGATGTTAAGAAAGTCGACAAGGAGTGATGGCATTGTCTATTATGAAGCGATGTGGTCATCCAACATGTAATGTATTGATTAATCATAATGAAAGTTATTGTGATAAACACAAGCAATATGCAAATGAAAATTACAATGATTTGAGACGTCGAAACGATCCAGAGTATTTAAGATTTTATAAATCGAAAACGTGGCAAAACATGCGTCGAATTGTATTGTTAGAACATGATTTTATTTGTGTTTCTTGTGGCAATCAAGCGACTATGGTTGACCATATTGTACCAACAAAAATTGATTGGGCAAGAAGATTAGACAAAAGTAATTTACAGCCTTTGTGTGATGCTTGCCATAACCAAAAGACAAAAGAAGATTTGAAGAAATATTAAAAAAGATAAAAATAGGAAGTCCCCCCAAAGATGAAACGGGCGTCAATGAAAGGTTCTGGAGAACGGAGCAGAGTTTTCTTCTCAAAAAATTCCCTTTATTTAAGTTTTTTTTAGTAGGAGGTGCTAATTTATGGCGGGTAGACCTAAGAAGCTTTTGTCAAATTCGAACAAGAATTATACAAAAGAAGAAATTATTGAAAAAGAGCGTCAAGAAGCTCAATTAAATAAATTTTCTAAAATCGATACTGAACCACCGCACTTTTTAGATGAAATAGCGAAACAAGAATACTTAAGAATATTACCGCACATGCAAGAATTGCCAATTTCCAACTTAGATAAAGCACAATTAGCACAATATTGTAGTTTTTATAGTGACTTTGTTAAAGCAAGTTTGATTTTAGAGCGCGAAGACTTGATTTTAGAAGACGACAAAGGAAATCAAAAGGTTAATCCGGCGTTCAACATAAAGGAAAAAGCGGGTATTCGATTGCAACAAACAGCTAATACTTTAGGATTAACTATTGATAGCCGATTGCGTATTATGGTTCCTGATGAAAAAGAAGATGATGATCCATATATGGAATTTGTGAGTGATTAGTAATGACTGATTATGTTACTAAATACGCAAAAAAGGTAGTTTCAGGAGAAATTTTGGCAAGTTTGAAGAATATTCAAGTATGTAAACGTCACCTATCTTTTATGGAGAACCCGCCGAATGGTTGCCATTGGGATAATCATTTGTCTAACAAAGCAATTAAATTTGTGGAAATGCTTCCAGACCCTAAAACAAACCAGCCCATGCCTCTTATGGAGTTTCAGAAATTCATTGTTGGGAGCTTATACGGCTGGCGTAGAGGTCAATACAGAATGTTTACTAAAGCTTATATAAGTATGGCTAGAAAACAAGGTAAGTCTCTAATCGTATCCGGAATGTCCGTTAACGAACTGTTGTTTGGACAATACCCTAAATTTAATAGACAAATTTATGTAGCTTCATCTACTTATAAGCAAGCGCAAACAATATTCAAGATGGCAAGCCAACAAGTAAACCTAATGCGAAGTAAAAGCAAGTTTATCCGTGAAAAAACAGACGTAAGAAAGACAGACATTGAAGATGTATTAAGTAGTTCAGTGTTTGCACCTCTTTCCAATAACCCAGATGCGGTTGATGGTAAAGATCCTACAGTTGCTATTTTGGACGAATTGGCAAGTATGCCTGATGATGAGATGTACTCAAGGTTTAAAACAGGTATGACATTACAAAAAAATCCTTTAACCCTACTTGTTTCAACGGCCGGAGACAATTTAAATAGTCAAATGTACCAAGAGTATAAGTATATTAAACGTATTTTAAATGAAGAAGTAAGAGCTGATAATTACTTTGTATATTGTGCTGAAATGGATTCACAAGAAGAAGTTCAAGATGAAACAAAGTGGATTAAAGCAATGCCGCTTTTAGAATCAAAAGAACATAGAAAAACTATACTTCAAAATGTAAAAGCTGATATACAAGACGAATTAGAAAAAGGGACATCGTATCATAAGATTTTGATTAAAAACTTCAATTTATGGCAAGCGCAAAGAGAAGATAGCTTGCTAGATATTTCAGATTGGGAACAAGTAATAACGCCTATGCCTAATATCAATGGTAAAGATGTGTATATAGGTGTCGACTTATCGAGATTGGATGACTTAACATCTGTAGGGTTTATTTTCCCTAACGACGATAAAAAAGTGTTTTTACATAGTCATTCTTTCATTGGATTAAGAACAAACTTAGAACAAAAATCTAAGAGAGACAAAATAAATTATGAATTAGCGATTGAACGTGGAGAAGCTGAGACTACACAATCAGATAGCGGCATGATTGATTATAAACAAGTTATCGATTTTATAGTGAAATTTATAACGACGCATGACCTGAATGTACAGGCTGTTTGCTATGACCCTTGGAATGCGCAAAGTTTTATAACAACAATCGAATCAATGGCTTTAGATTGGCCACTCATTGAAGTGGGACAAAGTTTTAAGGCGTTATCACAATCTATTAAAGAATTTAGAATGTGGGTTGCAGATGAAAGAATACAGCATAACGATAATATGTTACTTACAACATCAGTTAATAATGCCGTTTTGATTCGTGACGGAGAAGACAATGTGAAAATAAATAAAAAAAATGAATCGTCAAAAAAATAGATCCGATTATTTCGATTATCACAGCTTTCACTGAAGCTAGAATGCACGAATTCCAAGAAAATTGGACGGAGAAATATGAAAGCGAAGAATTCGGATTTTAAAGGTGGTGACAAAATGGACTTGAATAAAATAAATGTCTTTTTTAATTTCTTGGTTGCTAATTTGGTTAGCATCCTTTTTTTATTAGGTTTGTTTGTGGTTAATGTTTCTGTGTATAAAGCATTCGGTCAAAATATAGGACTTTTATGCATTGGTATAACACTGATTGTTATTTCGTTGATTTTAAATCACGAAAGCAATCAAGAAAGGAGTTAGTAGTTGTGGGGATTTTTTATAAAAATGAAAAACGAGACTTGCAATACAACGAAGATGATTTGCAAATGATGGTTCAAACTTTGCCAGGTTTTCAAGGAACAAAATTACGACAATATAAAGATATAGAAGCAATTAGGCATAGCGACATCTTTACTGCAGTTATGATGATTGCTTCTGATTTGGCGCGCATGCCAATTAGGGTGACAGTGAACGGCCAAATTAATTATAGTGACAGGATTGTTAATTTGTTAAATACACGTCCTAACCCAATGTATAACGGCTATATATTCAAATTAGTAGTGTTTGTTAGTGCCTTACTAACATCGCACGGCTATATTGAAATTACACGTGATAAAACAGGAGAACCTATGAATTTAACGTTCAGAAAGACATCCGAAATAGAATTGAAATCAGACGCAAGAGGTCGACTGTATTATTTTCATCAAAGGATAGACAGTAACGGAAATAATATAGAACGTAATGTTAAGTTTGAGGATATGCTAGACATCAAATTTTATTCGTTGGATGGTATAAATGGTTTGTCACTGTTAGACACATTAAGTCGCACGATAGAATCAGATAACAATGGAAAAGATTTCCTTAATAATTTCTTGCGAAATGGCACACATGCTGGTGGTATTTTGAAAATGAAAGGTGTATTAGATAATAAAAAAGCAAGAGACCGTGCCAGAGAAGAATTTCACAAAAGTTTTAGTGGAACTAAACAAGCTGGGAAAGTTGTCGTACTCGATGAATCAATGACGTTTGATCAATTAGAAGTTGATACAGAAGTTTTAAAGCTTATCAGAGAAAACAAATCATCAACAAGAGAAATAGCAGGTGTATTTGGTATTCCATTGCATAAGTTCGGCATAGAAACAGCGAACATGAGTATCACGGATGCTAATTTAGATTACTTATCAACTTTAAAACCTTATATTACATGCGTTTGTGCAGAATTGAATTTTAAGTTTAATGATGAATATGTGAATCGTGAATTTAAATTTGATACCACTGAAATACGAGTTGTTGATGAAAAAACACAAGCTGAAATTGACAAAATTAACATTGATTCTGGAAAGATGAATATCGATGAAATTAGACAACGTGATGGATTAGCGCCAATACCAGGCGGTAATGGTAGCATTCACAGAGTCGATTTAAACCATGTAAATATTGAACTTGTAGATGAGTATCAGATGAATAAATCGAGAGCTACTGATAAAAAATTGAAAGGTGGTGAGGAAAATGAGTAAGGAAACGAGAGTTGGCAACATTATTGAGGTACGCTCAAATGATAACAACGAAATGGTCATAGAGGGGTATGCGTTAAAGTTTGACACTTGGTCTGAAAATCTTGGTGGATTCAAAGAAACGATTTCACGTCGCGCTTTAGAAAACACTGATTTATCTGATGTGCGTTGTTTAGTAGATCATATCCCATCGCAAATAATTGGTAGGACAAAATCGGGTACTTTGGAGCTCGAAACTGATGATGTTGGACTTAAATATCGTTGTAAGTTACCAAACACAACATTTGCACGTGATTTATATGAGAACATGCGTGTAGGCAACATCAATCAATGTTCGTTTGGTTTTATGCTTGACGATAAAGGCGATGAAGTGCGTTTTGATGAACAAGAAAACATTTACAAACGTACTTTAACAGCAATTCGTGAACTTACAGATGTTTCTGTAGTGACTTATCCGGCTTACAAAGACACTGATGTTAAACCAGCATTACGTAGTATTGAAACCGTTAAAAAAGAACAACGTAAAAAAGAATTAGAAATAAGACTAAAGAAACACTCTATATTAAATAATATTTGGTGAAGTTGAACACCATTATCAAATACAGCCATTGGACATGCTGAATATAGCGATGTCTATTTTTTTATGCCAATTTTAGGAGGAAATTAAATGAAAACAAAAGAAGAGTTACAATCTGAGATTTCAGACATTAAAAGACAAATTGATTTAAAGGTGAAGTATGCAACGAGAGCACTTAATAACGATGAGTTAGAAAAAGCAGAAAAATTAGAACAAGAAATTACTGATTTACGTTCTCAAATCCAAGAAAAACAAGAAGAATTAGATAAGCTAAAAGAAAAAGATGGAACTTCAGAAAACAATCAACAATCAGTGGAAGTAAACGAAGCACGTACTTATCGAAACCAAGCAAACATTAATGATTTAGGTATTTCGATTCAAAACACAAAGGTAACATCACAAGAAGTTAGAGATTTTACTGAATATCTTGAAACACGCAATGATATTCAAGGTGGTTCGTTAAAAACAGACTCAGGATTTGTAGTTATTCCAGAGGAAATTGTTACAGATATTTTAAAATTAAAAGAGGTTGAGTTTAATCTTGATAAGTATGTGACGGTCAAACGTGTTACAAATGGTTCTGGTAAATATCCGGTAGTACGACAATCAGAAGTTGCAGCCCTTGAAAAAGTTGAAGAATTAGAAGAAAACCCTGAATTAGCAGTTAAACCATTCTTCCAATTAGCATATGATATTAATACACACCGTGGTTACTTCCGAATTTCACGTGAAGCAATCGAAGATGCAAAAGTGAATGTTTTGCAAGAATTGAAACTATGGATGGCGCGAACTATTGCAGCAACACGAAACAAAGCAATTATTGATGTTATCACTAAAGGATCAACGGGTTCTACAAGTTCAGGTTTTGAAAAAGAAGGCAAGAAATTAGAAGTTAAAAAAGCAAAATCTTTAGATGATATTAAAGATGCTATTAACCTGAATGTTAAGCCAAATTACGAACATAATGTTGCGATTGTTTCGCAAACTATGTTTGCAAAATTAGACAAAATGAAAGATAAGCTAGGAAACTATTTAATCCAGCCAGATGTTAAAGAAAAAAACGCAACAGCGTTTATTAGGAGCTAAAATCGAAATTTTACCTGATGAAGTACTAGGGCAAAAAGGTAATAACACTTTGATTATCGGTAACTTAAAAGATGCGATTGTTTTATTTGACCGCTCTCAATACCAAGCATCATGGACTGACTACATGCATTTCGGAGAATGTTTAATGATTGCTGTACGTCAAGACTGTAGAATTCTAGATTATAAATCAGCAATTGTGATTGAATATGATGATAGTGAACGCGGTGAAGGCGATCTTGGCTTAGAAGCATAATAAGCGCTCGATACTTTATAAAGAGGTGATAAACTATGGCAATGTATGAAGTGAAGAAATCTTATACTGACTTGGAAAAAGGCCAGTATTTAAAGTCAGGTAAACGTGTTGAAATGACAGTAAAACGTGCTGAATATGTTAACAAAAAGCTGAAAGAGCATGGAGTAATACTTGAAAGAGTAAAAGAAGAATAGGTGATTGAATGCAATTAACAGCTGAGGAACTTAAGTTATTAAAAAAGCATTGCAAAATAGATCACAATTCAGAGGACGACTTATTAGAAATATATTACTCTTGGGCATTCCATGAAATAGCTAGCGCTGTTACGGATGAACCAAGTAAATATATTGATTGGTTTAAAAGTCATCCTCTATTTGCTCGTGCTATATACCCTTTAGCAAGTTACTATTTTGAAAACCGTATTGCTTATTTGGATAGGGATTTATCGCTTGCGCCACATATGGTTTTAAGTACGGTGCATAAATTGAGAGGTTCATTTGAGCGATTTTTGGAGAGTGAAAATGATGAAATTTAATTCCAATAAATTAAATGAACGTATAGATTTTTGTGAAGATGTAAGCGAGAGAGTGAACGGAAATCCGATGAAACCGAAGACGAAAATATTATACTCTTGTTTCGCTTGCATTCAAGAATCTAAAGAATCCGACACTCAAACGAATCTCAATACAGGTAGCAAATTCATTAAAACTATTATTATCAGAGATACACGAGGTGATTATAAACCAACAAATAAGCATTACGTCTTGCATGAAGGGCAAAGATTTAACATCAAATATGTAAAGCCAGATTATCAAGATAAATCTTATTTGCGTATCTATGGCGAGGTGGTCATTTAATGGGGGCAAGAATTGAAAGTAATAACATCGAACAAGGTTTGAAAAATGCAGTTTTAAAAATGAATTTAAATAGTAATGTAATTGTCAAAGCTGGGGCTATGTCATTAGTCCCGCTTTTAAAAAGTAATACACCTTTTGCGAATACTAAAAAGCATGCTCGCGATCACATAGCTGTTTCTAATGTGAAAACAGACAGACACACAAGTGAGAAAATTGTTACAATTGGTTACGCTAAAGGCGTCTCACATCGTATTCATGCAACAGAATTTGGAACAATGTACCAAAAACCACAATTGTTTATAACAAAAACAGAAAAGCAAGGGAAAAACAAAGTTTTAAAAACAATGCTTGATACTGCTAAGAGGTTGCAAAAATGATTAATGTTACCGAATTAATTAGAAACGCTATTATTGCAAATAACATTACAGATGAAGTGAATGTGTTTAACTACACTATAGATGACCATTTTCACGAAAAAACTGACAAGCCTATTATTCGTATATATCCCTTACCGTTCAATCCTGACACATACGCTGATGATAACGAGATTTCAAGAGAATACCATTACCAAATTGATGTTTGGTGGTCTCAAGATGAACCGAACGAGCAAGCAGAAAAAATTGTTGAGTTACTCAAAGTGATAAATTTTCAATGTTATTACAGAGAACCGTTATACGAGAGTGACGTCATGTCATTCAGACATATTATAAGAGCAAAAGGCTCGATTTTATCAATGAAATTGGAGGAAAATTAAATGATTGAAAAATTGAAACAAGCACCAAGATTTTTAAAATTAAACTTACAACATTTTGCAGATACAGGAGTTTCGGGTATCGCAATTGGGGTATCAAACTTTTATTATGCACCTATTTTAAAAGATACAGAAAATGAATGGGAAACTGGAGCTGGCACACGTATTCGTTTCTTAAAAGAAATTGAAGTAGACCGTCCACAAGATACCGAGGAAGATTATGGGGATGATATGGTCGCAGCAACTGCTGTATCTAATGGTAAACTAAGTGTTAAGACAACATTTGTTACTGTTCCTGCTGACGATAAGGCGTTCTTGAATGGCGCTAAAAAAGGTGTAGGTGGTTATAAATATGGAGCTAAGGATATCCCGCCAGATGTAGCGATTGTATTTGAAAGACGTAATCATGATGAGTCTTCAGAATGGGTTGGCTTGTTCAAAGGTAAATTCACTCGTTCAAGCATCAAAGGGCAAACAAAACAAGATAAAGTTGAATTCCAGAATGACGACGTAGAAGGCAATTTTATTGATCGTTTGTTTGATGAGAGCTCGCATGTTACTGGCTATGATAAAAAAGGAAGCACTACAGGGCGCGATTATGTATTCATGGAAACATTTGGTAAAACTTATGATGAATTCATGTCTAGTCGAGGAGAACAAAATATGGAACCTGTAGAAAAAGAAATGAAAAAAAACAGAAAAAGTTGAAGTCACTTCTGTAAACGTCACTGATGAACAAGTTACAGTTAAAGTTGATGCTACTAAACAACTATCAGCCACAACCGAACCATCTGGACAGAAAGTAACTTATGCAGTGACTGAGGGGCAAACGTATGCTAGCGTAACATCAACTGGCCTCGTTAAAGGTTTGGCGGAAGGTAATGCGACCGTTACAGCGACTGCAGGAAAGCAAACTGATACTGTGCAAATTACAGTACAATCTAATTTAGAAATGTAAGTTTTGAGGGCTTAATGCCCTCTTTTTATTTTGGCCAAATTAAAAAGAAAGTAGGAATTTAATAATGGAACGTACATCAATTGAATTAATTACAGGATTTACAAAAACAGGAAAGCCGCAATATCAAAAGTATTTAGCGAAGCCGATTATTACTTTGTTTGAAACAATTCAAGGTTCAAAATTAGGTTTGAAACTTAACAAAGCCTTTAAGGGGGCTGATTTTAAAGATCTAACAGAAGAAGAATTTAATAACTTAAGTGTGACAGAACAGGAAGAATACAAAAACAAGCAAGAAGAATACGAAAACAACATGGCTGTACAAATGGAAGTATTAGAAGAAGTTTTGGATTTCATCGTTGAAGCTTTTGATAATCAATTTACCAGTATAGAACTTCAAAAAGGATTACCAAATGGTCAAGAAGGTATTGAAAAGATTGGACAGTTAATTGGACGAATTACAGGTGGGGAACCTAGCGATACAAAAAAGTTCGTGACAGAGAATCAGAAATAAGAAAAGAAGATTTAACACCTGAAGCTGTCTACAACAATTACAGGAAAATAGCTAAAGATTTGATAGAAAAGGGCATGGATGCAGAAAAAGTGGCTAACATGCCGATACACTTCTTTTTAGACATTGTCGAATCGAAGATTGAAACAAAGCGAACTGCGAAAAGTTTTAAAGATATTTTTTAATCAGCCTTTAAAGGTTGATTTTTTATTTACATCTTGGAAGAAAGGAGGTTTTTAAATGCCTAATCCTATAGGTAATATGGTCATAAAGGTTGATTTAGATGGTTCTGGATTCAATAGAGGTGTGACAGGTTTAAATAGGCAAATGAAAATGGTTTCGCGTGAGCTTTCGGCTAATTTATCACAATTTTCTAGATATGATAATTCATTAGAAAAGTCGAAGATAAAAGTCGAAGGTTTGAGTAAAAAACAAAAAGTTCAAGCCCAGATTACTAAAGAGCTGAAAGATAGTTATGACAAACTTAGTAAAGAAACTGGTGAAAACAGTGCAAAGACACAAGCTGCGGCTGCTAAATACAATGAAGCTTACGCTAAATTAAACCAATATGAGCGAGAGTTAAACCAAGCCACACAAGAATTAAAAGACATGCAAAGAGAGCAGAAAGCATTAAATACTGCAATGGGAAAACTTGGTACCAACTTTAATAATTTTGGTCCTAAACTTCAAGAAATTGGTAACAGTATGAAAAATGTAGGCCGTAACATGACTATGTATGTAACTGCGCCGGTGGTTGCTGGGTTTGCTGTAGCAGCTAAAAAAGGTATTGAATTCGATGACAGTATGAGAAAAGTTAAAGCAACTTCAGGTGCTACTGGGGAAGAGTTTGAAGCTTTGAAGAAAAAGGCTCGCGAAATGGGTGCAACAACAAAATTTAGTGCATCAGATTCGGCTGAAGCATTAAATTACATGGCACTTGCTGGTTGGGATTCTAAGCAAATGATGGAAGGTTTAAGCGGAGTTATGGATTTAGCGGCAGCATCTGGCGAAGAACTGGGAGCAGTAAGTGACATTGTTACAGATGGACTAACGGCATTTGGTTTAAAAGCAAAGGATAGTGGTCATTTAGCGGACGTTTTAGCACAAACTAGCTCGAAGGCAAATACGGATGTCAGAGGACTCGGAGAAGCTTTTAAATATGTCGCTCCTGTAGCAGGTGCGTTAGGTTACACGATTGAAGATACATCTATTGCGATAGGTTTAATGAGTAATGCTGGTATCAAAGGTGAAAAAGCAGGTACAGCGTTACGAACAATGTTCACCAATCTTTCAAGTCCAACTAGAGCTATGGGGAATGAAATGGAACGCTTAGGAATATCTATTACAGATAGTAATGGGAAAATGATTCCTATGCGAAAGCTTTTAGACCAACTGAGGGAAAAATTTAAACATCTTTCAAAAGACCAACAAGCTAGTTCTGCAGCTACAATATTTGGTAAAGAAGCGATGTCAGGAGCATTAGCGATTATAAATGCTTCTGATGAAGACTATCAAAAGTTAACCAAATCTATAGATTCATCTACCGGCGCATCTAAAAGAATGGCCGATACAATGGAATCTGGTTTAGGTGGGAAATTAAGAACTTTAAGGTCGCAATTAGAAGAACTAGCCTTAACGATTTATGACAGAATAGAACCAGCACTAAAGATTATAGTAAGTGCTTTTAGCAAAGTAGTGACATGGGTTACTAAATTACCAACGTCAATTCAATTAGCGGTTGTTGGGTTTGGATTATTTGTAGCAGTTTTAGGTCCTTTAGTTTTTATGTTCGGTTTATTTATCAGCGTGATGGGGAATGCAATGACAGTTTTAGGACCCTTGTTAATAAACGTTAATAAAGCTAGTGGTTTATTCGCGTTTTTAAGAACTAAAATCGCATCACTTGTTAAACTATTTCCGATTTTAGGTGTGTCGATATCAAGTTTAACGTTGCCTATAACATTAATTGTAGGTGCATTAGTTGGTATTGGCATAGCTTTCTATCAAGCTTATAAACGTTCAGAAACTTTTAGAAATATTGTAAATCAGGCAATCTCTGGTGTAGCAAACGCATTTAAAGCAGCTAAACTAGCGTTACAAGGTTTCTTTGATTTATTCAAAGGTGATAGTAAAGGCGCGGTTACCCTAGAGAAGATATTTCCACCCGAAACTGTAGCAGGAATACAAAATGTAGTTAATACGATTAGAACAACTTTCTTTAAAGTAGTTGATGCAATCGTTGGTTTCGCCAAAGAGATAGGCGCTCAATTAGTCTCTTTCTGGAAAGAGAACGGCTCAGAAATAACACAAGCTTTGCAAAATATAGCTGGTTTCATTAAAGCAACCTTTGAATTTATTTTTAACTTTATTATTAAACCAATCATGTTTGCGATTTGGCAAGTGATGCAATTTATTTGGCCGGCGGTTAAAGCTTTGATTGTCAGCACTTGGGAAAATATCAAAGGTGTAATACAAGGGGCTATTAATATTATTTTGGGTATTATCAAAGTGTTCTCTAGTCTTTTCACAGGAAACTGGCGAGGTGTTTGGGACGGCATTGTAATGATACTGAAAGGTACTGTGCAGTTAATTTGGAATTTAATACAACTGTGGTTTGTAGGTAAGATTCTAGGTGTTGTTAGATACTTTGGTGGATTGCTTAAAGGTTTAATATCCGGTATCTGGGGTGTTATCAAAGGTATTTTCACAAAATCATTATCTGCAATTTGGAATGCAACGAAAAGTATTTTTGGTTTCTTATACAATAGTGTTAAATCTATTTTCACTAATATGAAAAACTGGTTATCTAGTACGTGGAATAATATCAAAAGCAATACCGTCGGCAAGGCTCATTCGTTATTTACGGGTGTAAGGTCTAAATTCACAAGTTTATGGAATGCGACGAAAGATATATTTACTAAATTAAGAAATTGGATGTCAAACATCTGGAACTCTATTAAAGATAACACGGTAGGTATAGCTGGTCGTTTGTGGGATAAAGTACGTAATATCTTCGGAAACATGCGTGACGGTTTAAAATCTATCATTGGTAAAATTAAAGATCATATCGGCGGTATGGTAGATGCTATTAAAAAAGGACTTAATAAATTAATTGAAGGCTTAAACTGGGTCGGTGGTAAGTTAGGTATGGATGAAATACCTAGGTTACACACTGGTACAGAGCACACACATACTACTACAAGATTAGTTAAGAACGGTAAGATTGCACGTGATACATTCGCTACAGTTGGGGATAAAGGACGTGGAAATGGTCCAAATGGTTTTAGAAATGAAATGATTGAATTCCCTAATGGTAAACGTGTAATCACACCTAATACAGACACTACTGCTTATTTACCTAAAGGCTCAAAAGTATACAACGGTGCACAAACTTATTCAATGTTAAACGGAACGCTTCCGAGATTTCATTTCGGTACTACTATGTGGAAAGATATTAAATCTAGTGCATCATCGGCATTTAACTGGACAAAAGATCAAATAGGTAAAGGTACAAAGTGGCTTGGCGATAAAGTTGGTGATGTCATGGACTTTATCGATAATCCAGGCAAACTTTTAAATTATGTACTTCAAGCGTTTGGAGTTGATTTCAGTTCTCTAACTAAAGGTATGGGTATTGCTGGCGATATAACAAAAGCTGCATGGTCTAAGATTAAGAAAAGTGCAATCAAGTGGCTTGAGGATGCTTTCGCAGAGTCGGGTGATGGCGGTGTATTAGATATGAGTAAATTACGTTACTTATACGGTCACACTGCTGCTTATACACGAGAAACCGGACGCCCATTCCATGAAGGTCTGGATTTTGATTACATTTACGAACCTGTTCCATCAACCATTAATGGTAGAGCACAAGTTATGCCTTTTCATAATGGTGGTTATGGAAAATGGGTGAAAATTGTAAAGGGCGCCTTAGAAGTTATTTATGCACATTTATCTAAATATAAAGTTAAAACTGGTCAACAAGTTAGGGTCGGACAGACTGTTGGTATATCGGGGAATACGGGGTTTAGTACAGGACCTCACTTACATTATGAGATGCGTTGGAATGGAAGACATAGAGACCCGTTACCGTGGTTAAGAAAGAATAATGGGGGCGGCAAAAGTACACCCGGTGGTAATGGTGCAGCTAATGCTAGACGAGCTATTAAGGCTGCTCAAAATATTTTAGGAGGAAGGTATAAGGCGAGTTGGATTACTAACGAGATGATGCGTGTTGCGAGTCGTGAATCCAATTATACAGCTAATGCAGTCAATAATTGGGATAGCAACGCAAGAGCTGGTATACCTTCAAGAGGTATGTTCCAAATGATAGATCCTTCATTTAGAGCGTACGCAAAGTCGGGTTACAATAATCCTCTCAACCCAACTCATCAAGCTATATCGGCTATGAGATATATTGTGGGTAAATGGGTACCAAGAACAGGCTCATGGAGAGCTGCGTTCAAACGCGCTGGTGATTACGCATATGCTACTGGTGGCAAAGTCTATAACGGATTGTATCACTTAGGGGAAGAAGGATATCCAGAGTGGATAATACCTACTGATCCAAGTAGAGCGAACGAAGCACACAAATTATTAGCTTTAGCTGCTAACGATATTGATAACCGCTCTAAAAATAAGCGACCAAACAACTTACCAAATCCAAGTATAAGTAATAGTGATACAAACTATATTCATACATTGGAGAATAAACTGGATGCGGTTATTAATTGTTTGGTTAGTTTGGTTGAGTCTAATCAAGTTATTGCAGATAAGGATTACGAACCAGTTATTAATAAGTATGTGTTTGAAGATGAGGTAAATAATTCTATCGATAAACGAGAGCGTCACGAATCTACAAGAGTTAGATTTAGAAGAGGAGGCACGATAATCTAATGCAAGATACAATTCAAATAGACAATAAAACAATTGGATGGCTGGTTGTGCAAAGAGGGTTCGAGATACCCTCTTTTAATTTTGTTACTGAAAAAGAAAACGTAAAAGGTAGAGCGGGATCTATTGTTAAGAATCGTTATTTAAATGATATCGAATTTGATTTACCATTAATTATTCGAAACGAAAAATTGTCACCAGGTGGAGAAAAAACACACGATGATATATTAGAAGCATTGGTCAAGTTCTTCAATATTAAAGATTTAACACCTAAAAAACTTAAATTCAAATCTCAAAACTGGTATTGGTTTGCATATTTTGATGGTCCATTAAAATTACCGAAAAACCCAAGAGGTTCAGTGAAGTTCACTATAAAAGTAGTGTTAACAGATCCTTATAAATACTCGGTAACTGGAAACAAAAACACCGCGATTTCAGACCAAGTTTCAGTTGTAAATAGTGGGACTGCTGACACTCCTTTAATTGTTGAAGCCCGAGCAATTAAACCATCTAGTTACTTTATGATCACTAAAAATGATGAAGATTATTTTATGGTTGGTGATGATGAGGTAACCAAAGAAGTTAAGGATTACATGCCTCCTGTTTATCATAGTGAGTTTCGTGATTTCAAAGGTTGGACTAAGATGATTACTGAAGATATTCCAAGTAATGATTTAGGTGGTAAGGTCGGCGGTGACTTTGTGATATCCAATCTTGGCGAAGGATATAAAGCAACTAATTTTCCTGATGCAAAAGGTTGGGTTGGTGCTGGCACGAAACGAGGGCTCCCTAAAGCGATGACAGATTTTCAAATTACCTATAAATGTATTGTTGAACAAAAAGGTAAAGGTGCCGGAAGAACAGCACAACATATTTATGATAGTGATGGTAAGTTACTTGCTTCTATTGGTTATGAAAATAAATATCATGATAGAAAAATAGGACATATTGTTGTTACGTTGTATAACCAAAAAGGAGACCCCAAAAAGATATACGACTATCAGAATAAACCGATAATGTATAACTTGGACAGAATCGTTGTTTATATGCGGCTCAGAAGAGTAGGTAATAAATTTTCTATTAAAACTTGGAAATTTGATCACATTAAAGACCCAGATAGACGTAAACCTATTGATATGGATGAGAAAGAGTGGATAGATGGCGGTAAGTTTTATCAGCGTCCAGCTTCTATCATAGCTATCTATAGTGCGAAGTATAATGGTTATAAGTGGATGGAGATGAATGGATTAGGTTCATTCAATACGGAGATTCTACCAAAACCGAAAGGCGCAAGGGATGTCATTATACAAAAAGGTGATTTAGTGAAAATAGATATGCAAGCAAAAAGTGTTGTCATCAATGAGGAACCAATGTTGAGCGAGAAATCGTTTGGAAGTAATTATTTCAATGTTGATTCTGGGTACAGTGAATTAATCATACAACCTGAAAACGTCTTTGATACGACGGTTAAATGGCAAGATAGATATTTATAGAAAGGAGATGAGAGTGTGATACATGTTTTAGATTTTAACGACAAGATTATAGATTTCCTTTCTACTGATGACCCTTCCTTAGTTAGAGCGATTCATAAACGTAATGTTAATGACAATTCAGAAATGCTTGAACTGCTCATATCATCAGAAAGAGCTGAAAAGTTCCGTGAACGACATCGTGTTATTATAAGGGATTCAAACAAACAATGGCGTGAATTTATTATTAACTGGGTTCAAGATACGATGGACGGCTACACAGAGATAGAATGTATAGCGTCTTATCTTGCTGATATAACAACAGCTAAACCGTATGCACCAGGAAAATTTGAGAAAAAGACAACTTCAGAAGCATTGAAAGATGTGTTGAGCGATACAGGTTGGGAAGTTTCTGAACAAACCGAATACGATGGCTTACGTACTACGTCATGGACTTCTTATCAAACTAGATATGAAGTTTTAAAGCAATTATGTACAACCTATAAAATGGTTTTAGATTTTTATATTGAGCTTAGCTCTAATACCGTCAAA